TGGAAACAGCAGAAACGGCCAGCACCATTCCAACAACGATAGCGGCAAGTGAGATGACTGAAATCATCACCTCGTTGCTTGACCCGGATGTGTTGTTGAGCAAGAGCGACGATGCAAAATGGAGTCCTGCTGTTCGTCCCATGCACCGCATTTTTGATTTGGCCGACCTTGAACACCTTCGTGGCTTCAGCGGTTCGTGGGTCGTGAGTAAGTGGTACGATGGGAAGCGAATCATCATTGTACGCAGTGATGATGAAATTACGGCGTATGATGAAAACGGTCGTAAGAAAGGGCTACGCAAATCCACAAAGGAAGCCCTTGAAAAAATGAACGACAAGAATTACACGCTGGATGGTATTCTTGGTGAAGAAGAGTTGAACATCATTGACATTATCAATTATGACGATACCAATGTGGGTGAAATGCAGTTGTTTGAGCGACTGAAAATTCTACGCTCGCAGTTTGACAGCCAAGAGCATGTGATTGTTCCCGGCCCACATGATACCCGCATGACTGACGATGAAGGACTGGCTGACGCTGTGAAGAGCCTCAAAGACGACCACGACAACATTCTGTTGCGAGACAACAAATCCACCTACATGCGTGGAGAGCGACGACATCCAAAGTGGATTGTTTATCGTGATAGCCGAGACTTCAACTTCATCATCCTTGACCGTCGTGGCAACGGCCCTTACACCTATCAGTTGGGTGCTGGCCCCATCCTTGAGATTGAGGGGCTTGGCAACAGGGCTGTGGAGCATGATGGTGAACACTACATGGATGTGGGTACGGCGCACAACCAGCGCATGGTGTTCAAGGTTGGAGACATTGTTCGTGCATCCATCACTGGCATATCCAAGAAAAATCGCAAGAACCGACCCGTGTACAATGTACAAGTGAAAGAGTTGGAAGGAGAGGGTGAAGGAGAGGGTGCGGCCAGCACAGAATCTCTTGACCTCATGACCAAAGCATTCGCACCAATTCTCGTGCCACACGATATTGAAATCTCGGACTCACAGATTCAAATCGTGTTGAAGGGAGTTGACACAGTAGTGTACAACATGGAAGAAGTAGGCGATGTGTGGTGTGTGCATTCACCAAAAAGCACGATGGGTGATTTAACCAAGACCGATTACCCTGTGGTGCTGGCTGAAAGCCTCATGCCGTTTTGGTCGTCGGTTGCTCCGCTGATGATAAAAGGAATCATCAGTAAACAAACTGAAAGTGATGTAATGCCAAAACTCCCTTCAAAGAAGCGTACTGAAAATCAAAGTGGGGGAGTTCTTGAGGCAGACGATGAGAATCGTTTGCTCAAACCCAATTATACCAAGAAGGCGTTAGAACTGATTACACGAGCGTTGGATAAAATCGCCAAAGAGCGCATGACATGGACGGGACCAAAAGGACTGGGTATTGATGTCGGTACGCCGCAAGAATCGCCTCGTGGCCCAACCCAACTCCGTCATGAGTCCACCTTGCCGGATTTTGATGGTGAGAAGAAAATTACTGATGAAAAGAAAGAGAAGAAAACCGAGCGACTGAACCACATCCAAGTAGAAACTGACGAGGGTGAAAGACTCTCTATAGACTACGACAATGACCAGCCGTTGGTATCTCGGACTTGACGAACCATTCTTATACCATAACAGGGAGTCGGAAGTTCAATGCTGAGCATTCAACGACCCACTGACGGTATCACTCTCCTCAAGAGTGGTAACGATTTGGTTGTTGCTGGCTACGCTTCGGTTGAACTTGTTGACAAGCAAGGCGACCTTATTACTCGCTCCGCTCTAAAGGACGCCTTTGACGGTTTCATGAAGGGCGAAAAGTACCGCAATGTGCAGTTGGCTCACTCCAACATTCAAGTTGGTGAAGTCATTGACTCGTACATTGATTCCAACGGACGCATGTGGAAATCCGAAACGGATGACACTGGACTGTTCGTTGTTGTTAAACTCCGTAACGACATTGAGAAGGCTCGTGAAGTGGCCGCTGAAATCCGCAAGGGCAACCTTCGTGGATTCTCCATTGGAGGACAAGCATTCAAGCGAGTGCGAAAGTCCGACATGGAGAAAGGCGACTACCAAGAGATTTCAAAAATGGAGTTGCACGAGGTGACGATTTGTGAAAAGGGTATCAATCCCGAAGCGCAATTCCGAATTTTAAAGGAGGACACAAACATGACTGACGAAAACAGCGATTTGACCGAAATTATGTCACGCCTTGAAAGCCGACTGGATGCCATGGAAAAAGGAGAACTACCTCCTCAACTCCGTGAGCACATGAAGTCCAAGAGAGGTGGCGATGAAGAAAAAGATTCCGACGAAAAAGAGGATGACAAAATGAAGATGAAAGACGAGGAAAAAGACCACGACGACAAGATGGCTTACATGAAGGGTGAGGAATACTCTGATGTTATCTCATCCGAGTACCTTAACTGGATGGAGAACACTCTCAAATCGGCTGGCGTGGACACCCTCGCCGCACGAAACCACTTTGACGCTCTTGAAAAGGCTCAACTCGGTGGCTTTGACAACCCCGACGCTGTTGACGGTGCTGACTACTTCGGTGGTCAAGTCCGTGGCCGAGGACAGGAGAACGGTTCTCCTTCTACTGGCGCAATCAACGCTCTCACCACCTCCGGCGGCAAAGAGCCAGCCGGAGCCATGGGACCAGCATCCTTGGCTAAGGGTTACCTCAACGCCGAGAATGTGAGTGAGGCTGACCTTGAAGCCGCTTACGAAGTGTACAAAGCCGCCGCTTTGGAACAGCATTTCCGAAATGACCTTGAAGGAACCTTCGCTTCTCGTTTCAACAACGAGATGGAAGTTGCAAAGGCTGAGGCTGAGAAAGCCGCCTTTGACGCACGGGCACCTCTTACGGAAATCGTGAAGTCCATTGAGGCTCTTTCCGAGCGCATTGACAACATCGGTGCAGGAGCAGGTACGACCATCCAAAAGTCGGCCTCCTCCATTGACATTCCCTCAACGCAAGATTTGGCAAACATGGGGTGGGACGAAGTTCACGCCCTCGCACAACGCACACTGCGTGGAGAGTGAAAACACAACTGAGGTGAAAATATGGCAAGAGATTACATCCGAAACATTACTGACATGGAACGCTACTACTACGGTGCTGGCAACGCTATGGGCTACTCCTACTCCGGTAGCGAGTTGCTGAAGGCTGACGCACCAATGTTGTCCACGACGGCTGGTACCTACCAAGCCATCTACGGACGCAAAGTTTGGAGCCAGTTGAACCAAGAGTTCAACGCCTTCTCCATCCTTCCAAAGCGACCTTGGGAACGAAGCGGTTGGCGAGTCATCACCGAGCGTCCTTCCTTCGCAAAGGGCGGCGGTGTGGCTGAGAACGCTACCCTCCCCGACACCACCAAGCCAACCTTCCAGCACATTGCCGCCAAGCCAAAGACTGTGGTTCACACCTTTGACATGAGCGAAACCGCAATGTTCCTGTCCGACAAGGACGATGGATTGGGCGACATTCGTGCAATCCTCAAGGAAGAAATGGGTAAGCACCACGCTGAGCATGTGAACAAGATGCTCACCGAAGACAAAGGCACCGTTGCCGGGAACGACTTTGAATCCCTTGACCGTGTCACTGTCGGTGCTTCCGCATCGGGCAACGAGGACATCTACTCCATTGACCGCAGTGCAAACTCGTGGTCGCTGGCTGAACACAATGTTGACGGCAGTGGCGACCGCAACCTGTCCCTTGACCAGTTGGATGACCTGTTCCAAAAGATTTGGACTCGTGGTGGCAACCCGAAGGTCATCCTTACGGGCTACGACACGCTCATGCGACTTCAGCAACTCCTCCAAAGCCAACAGCGATTCATGGAAGAGAAGCGTGTCACCCCTACCTACAACGGTGTGAAGGGTGTTCCCGGTATTGAGGCTGGTTTCATCGTGGCTACCTACAACGGTGTCCCAATCATCCCATCCAAGGATGTGCAACCCGACACCTTGAGCCGCATGTACTTCCTTGACACGGACTACCTGTACTTCAGCACTGCAATTCCTACCCAATACTTTGAGAGCGGTATTGAAACCGGCGACCCATTCGCTATCAACCGCCTCGGCCAAGAAGGAATGTACCGTACCATGGGTGAACTGTGGACGACTTTCTTCGGTGGACACGGTTCAATCCGTGACCTCAAGTGAGGGTGGAAACAACAACAAAAAGGAAGTGAAAAAATATGGCAGGCCCTTACTATAACAAAGGATTGAAGTTTACTGTTGCGACTGATGCAAACTTGGCATCCCTCGCTGTTGCAGTGGATTTGGACATGCGAACTGGTTCCCCAGTGGACGAAACTCGCTGGTTGGATGGTGCTAACGGTGCGTCGGGTGCATACCCCGGCGACTTAAGTGGTTTCCTCGCAACCAACAACGACGATACCAACCGAGCAGGTGGTTCAATGCGAATGCTCACCCTTGAACTGGGTGCAGTCACCACCGCCGCTGTCACCATTACGCTTTCAAGCGGTGCGAGCGGTACTGGCGATGACACTGCTGATGGTACCCCCATCAGTAAAATCATCGGCATTGTGGGACAGTCGGGTGCATCGTCGGTCACCAAGACCGGCGACCTTCAACTGACCGCCGCTGTTGCTACCGCAGGAACCGTCACGATTTTGGTCGTTTGAGGTTGATTTGAATGCCCACGGTGACCTATCTCGGCCCGTTCTACGAGCGTCGTGCCCGACATGGTGCGGCTTCGTGGATTCGTGGAAGAGAAGTACAGGTCACGCAAGAGTGGTTGAACGAGTGGCGACACACGCTACCCACCAAGCATTTCTCCATTGAAGGAGATGAAGGAGTCACCGTTGACGGTGGCGATGACGGCATCCCCGACAGCGGTTGGTCACGAAAGGACATCCTTAAGTGGTTGACCGACAACGGAGTTAGCAAGGGTAGCGGGTATCTCACGAAATCCGCCGCTCTTGCTCTTGTAGAAGGGCATTTGAATCCCACAGAATGAGGTGAAAAAAACATGGCAGTAACAATTGACCCACGAACATCAGTTTTTGGCGACCGCATGGTGGTCACTGGAACATACGGAGCGACAGACCCAACGATTGACTTGAGTGCTTTCCTTTCGGAAATCAACTTCGCTGACATCACTCCTATTTCGGCTATGGCACCGACCAACCTTGATGTTGGAGGCACCCCCACTCCCTTCACCTTGCGAAACTTCGCAACGGTGTCCGGTACGACCATCACCATCAACAAGGCGGAAGCGAGTCAAACCGCCATTGGTGGGACATTCATCGCTATTGGTCGTCGTGCTTGAGGTGATTCCTCATGGCATCGCTGACCAAAATTGGTGTGAAGGTGTTTGGGCCGTTCTCCCCAAAGGAGTTCAGCGACACAGGCACGCTTCAAACGGCAATCCAAGCGGACATTCAAGCAATTGCAGACTCAAGTAGCACCAGTTCGGTGATTGACACCGAGGTGTTTCCTGTGTTGGGCAACTTTTTCGTCATGGTGACCTATCAACAAGCATGATGTTGAGGGGTTGGCATGGGGTTTGATGTCCGAAGCATTGACATGAGCGATGTGGTTCGTGCTGGTAAGCAAGGCCGTAAGGCTGACTTTCAGTACGGCAGTGAAGTGGTGACCAATCCACAGCATCCTCTTGAGGGCATCACACAGTCTCAGCGCAACCGCAATCAAGAAATAGGTGACATCCTTAACATTGGTTCGGGTACACGCTGTAAGCACTGCGGGTTTCTTCACTTTCTGTGGAGAGCCACCTGTGGGGCTTGCGACAAACCAATGGATTACAACATGGGTCACCGAGATGAAAAGAAGAGGTTGTAAACATGAAAGTGTTAATCAAAGCAATGCGCCCACACCGACAAAAGGTGCTAACAGAAGACGGACAAGAGATGCGCCTGCAACAATGGGCAAACAAAACGGCATCAGCCGCTCTTCGTAGTGCTGGTGGTGATGCCGGTGGTGAGCAATTCTCACAGGCTCGTGACGCTCTTATGCGTGAGGCTGTAGCCAACCCCGATAAGCATGGCCTCAAATTCATGGGTGAGCGTATGCCCTTTGAGGGTCAAACCTTGGAAGAGTCGCTGAGCGAAC